TGCCGGAGTACGACGGTTCGCACTCTATAGCATCCCTATTGCGTTACTTGAAGTCTTGGTCAGATGAGGCTATGGAAAAGTCAACCAGATATATCTAGCTTTTGCCCTTGCCATCTGCAGCGTAGAACGGAACCATATTTCCGGCATCGTTCTTTACCATCTTTAATTTGCCGCCCTTTGCCATCATAGGATTCATGTTCATACCCATGCGCTTATTCTGACGTTCATTTTGTGTCATTGTATTGGTCATCATGCCCCCCGCTTGTGCTTTCTTGCGGGGTTTTTTGGTTGCCATGCCGCCGTACATCATTGGCTTGCGCTTTGCAGCCCCGCCGTACATCATGCCTTTGCGTTGACCGTTAGTGTAGGTTTTCATTGTTCTTCTCCTAGTTTTGTGATTGCCCAAATAATTTTTGGGCTTGTTTTACGGTTTCTGGTGTTCTCATTTCTATCATCTGAGCCTTAGATCGAATGTTTCTTCCTATACGCATAGTGTCTGTGGGTTTGCCAAATGTAAATTCAAATCCAGTTCCAGTGCGTATTCTGGTAGGCTCTGGCTGATGCGTAGCATTGTATCGTTCGAGTCCTATGGATAGCATTTGAAACAACTGCTTTTCCCTCTCAAACGGCAGGGGTTTTCCTGTTCGAACCATCTCCATGAACAACTCACCAACTTTAGGATTTTGGATGATTTGCGTCAGCATGGACATGTTTCTGTTACGCATTTGCTGGAGAACAGCCTCTGTACCTACATATCTAAAGCTTACGACATTGCGCTGGAGTGCGTAGAAACGGCTTATGTAACTTTCTACAGAGAAAGCACGAGGTATGCCTGTAAATCTGACGCGATTATCAAGTTTTCTCTGCTCATCTGCCATGAAAGCAAGGACTGACTTGTATGTTTTATACGCCTCTGGACCTACAGCATCCTCTACGGCTCTCGCTACGGCAGGATCGTTGATGCCCAAGAGAGAGTTTAACTGATTTATATCTACGTCGTAGTCGGGAGTCAGTCGTTCTGCGCCACCTATCATAGTCTTGCCAGTGTTTGCAGTGAATGTGCCAGTTGCTTTAAAAGCCCTGTTGGTTATGGCTTCGCTGATAACGGCACGCATTACTTCTGATATTTCATCATCAGACAATTTCCCTACAGTTTTCAAGTGACTCTTGAGAAGGGCTATTCTTTCTGGTCCTCCGCCAATCAACACATCCGCAGCCTTCACAGCGTCTAGGTTTTCTGCACTGTATCTGCGTAGAAAATCCACAGAAGTTTGTACGCCACTTTTGACTATGCGAAGTTGTCTGCTTACCTCTTGTGCATTTTCTTTTGCGGCTTTCTTTACCAAAGATTGGGCTTTTTCAAATTCAATCTCTCCAACTGAGGATTCGGAAAATTCCATCATGTGCCGGAATATTTTGTTGGTGTTCATAAGGGCGACGGTATTGCCGTCTGCATCTATGCCAGTGAACAACTGTTCGTACTTCGAAGACATTTCGTTGAACTGTTTGAAAGTCAGTCTGCCCTCTTTCATAGAATCCATGATCCATTGCCGATACGTAGCAGCTATGGACTCCTTAACAAAACGTCCCTCTGGTGTTCGCAGATCAATTCTTCGTGTGCCGTCTGGCTGCGGAGTACCAGCAGCCTCAACAAGAAACGCAAAATCTCTGTCGGCTGTTGCCTTGTCCTTATTTGTCCACGTAGTCACGTCCAGCCATGTAGGGGGCGGATTATTTCCGTATGAAATACCACCGGGTTTATCTGCAGTTCTGCCTGTAAATACTCGCGGCTCTCCCTTGAACGTATTTGTACCTAACCAAGTCGATACAAGAGGGTTACCTCCTTCCCAGCGATTCATATGCTGGCTCCAACCCTGATCAGCAACACGCAAAGCTTCACGAACAGGCATATCTACTTGTGTACCGTCTGGCAGGGTGACTTTTGCAATTAAGTCACCAGCGTTTACACGATTGCCCTGAGGATCAGTTACGGTGAAGTTGCCCAAAGCTTCGTCGGCTGTCATCCGGAGACGTGAGTAGTCTGCCTGTGCAGCGTTATTATTTGCCTTACCTGCTCGAAACGCAAGTTGTCCCAAGCTTTCACGGGCTTCTTTAATTTGCAGGAAGTCTAGGGGGAACACTTCTACGTCTATCCCCCTTGCAGCATTTTCGTCACGCATAAACTTGACGACTGCAAGACTCTTGGGTACGCCTTTTGCTAGTTTGTCTCCAGCCCTAGCCTCTACGGACGCAATGAAATCTTCGACATCTATGCCTCGTTTTGCAGCGAGAGTAGCAAGCACATTGTCTGCAGCCCCGGAAAGAGTACCCATAAGCTTGTTTATGCTTCCCGTGTTCACTGAATCAGGATTCATAGCTTTCAAAAGTTCTATGTTATCATCTTTGCCCATAACAGAAAATATGTCGTCAACAAGTTTACCGCCATCTGACGAAGCGACTCCCATAACCCGTTGACCATCTGGTCCCGGCATACGGAATATCTGTCCATTGAGACTTTTGTACGGCAGGGAAGCATTTTGATAGGATGTAGAACGTAGGTTCTCCATACCCAGTGCAAACAAATCAGACGGCTTTCTGTAGAGAGGCAACACACCGTCTTCTGCAGCTTTAGGAAAAACACCAGCGGTAATTTTTTTAACGTCTTGTGCAGTGGGCAATGCTTTGCGAACAACAGTTTTTAGAGTAGCCGTAATTTCATTCGAGAAGGAAGCAGAGGTTTTTTCAATTGCTTGTCGTACTTCTACGGCTTTGTCTGGGTCAATAAACTCAACCCCGTCACCCTTGAGTCGGCTTATGACTGCGGGCATGTTCTCAAACGAGTCAGGTGACATGTGGTTAGCAAGACCCGTCTGATCTCCCCGAATCGTAGCGAGTGCTATTTCTACTCCGTTATTATTGATAAACTCCATGTCAGCGTCTAGTTGACGTATCTTGTTTTCTGAATTTTCGAGAGCAGCCTGTACGGTATCATACAGTTTTTTCACTCCAGAGCCTTCTTCTCGTGCTTGAGGATTCGATCCTAACCTTTCAAACAGAGAACGAAGTTCTGCTGTGAGTTGTCCCTGCGCTTGTCTAATGTTTTGCAACTCGCGGGACGCAAGGTCAAAGCCCGCAGTTCCCGGAGCATTCAAATCCATACGCATACCCTCTTCAAGAGTTTGCAAAATAGACAACTTGAATATGTTTGCGGCTGACTTGTTGGTAAGTTCTGACGGAACACCTGCTCGTATCAATTCTGCAGACAATTCATCGAAGTATTTTACACGGGCCATGACACCTGCAACAAAGTCGGGGTCCATGTTTTTCATGTTTTTGCCCAGACGAACGGCGTTAAGTAAGTCCATGCTTGTGCTGCGTGTATCAGCCGCCCCCCGTAACAAATCGTTTACGAACACAGCGGCAGTTCCCACTTTGCTTGCACCATACAAGCCCAAACCTGCTAGGCTACCAAATAATTCCCAGAGCATCATGTCGCCGCCGTAGTGTTGGCCTACGATGTTTCCGGCAGCACCGCCCAGTATAACTAGCGCATCCAGTCCGGGACTTTCTATAAATCCGTACTTTGTAACTATGGATGCTTTTGATGATGTACGCATAAACGCAGGAACTTCAGACATAGCCACGATTCTGCGTAGTTCGTTTTTGCTTATATCAATCTGCCGTGTAAGTTCGTCTATTCTTGTTTGATCAGCAAGGGTTATGTCTTCGCCGCTGTCTTTAACTCGCTGCCTAATTGCGGCTCGTTCTTGAATTTTACTCCTACGATAGGCTATAAATTTGGCTACCTCTTCTCTCTTGCCAACTGCTAGAGCAGCATCTTCAAGTTGAAATCCTGCTTTCAGGGCACTAGTGGTTCTAATACTGTTAATATATGCAATAGGTTTGGCGGCAAGGTCTGATGCTGAAGCGAGAGGCCTTCCCACTAGGGGAACATACAGAAGCTTATCGTGTATAACACTACTCTTGACTGTAAAAGTTGTATCTGTGAATGGGACATCAAGTTCTTGTTTACGTCTTGCTTCGTATTTGAGTAGGATTTCATCTGGGGAAGCATCTGGATACTTCTTGTGCATATCGTATGCAAACAATTTGAAACGCTGCATTTCTTTTGCACCGCGAAAAATTTGTGCAGCCCGTGCAACACCCAGAGTAACTTTGGCTTCAACCACAATGTTTGCCAGCGCAGTTGTAGGACTAGAATAAAAACGTGAAAGCTGTTCAGCTTGATCGTACGTTATGTCGAGACCCAAAGCATCGTAGTGATCTTGAATTGTATCGGGCAGACGGGGCAACCATCTGTCATGCAAGGCTTCTCTTCCTTGCGGTGTACTCAGGTTGTAGCCACCAATACCCTCGAAGTTAAGCTGGGCGTTCCACAATGTAAGTGCCTCGAAGCCCTCACCCAACACCCATGTACCCATATCTACACCAAAGCGCACGGCTTCTGTAGGAGCCGAAACAAGGATCGACTTGTCACCGTAAGCAATGCCCGACCCCAGAAGAGTGTCTTCCAATTGCGGTACCAATTGTTTGAGAGAAAGACGATGCTTGAGAACACCTGCAATGTTTCGTTCGCTCATGCCTTGCTTACGAAAGTAGGTAACAAACTTGTTGGCGAACAATGCGTCTATAGTTTGTTTGTCATGTCCCGCTACAAACAGGTCTGCACTACCGTCCTCTTTTTCTATGAAAGGAACATTGATTTCCAAATGTCTTTTAATTTGATCTGGCTGATTAATAAACTGCTCTGTAATTTTGTCAAACGGAATCTCTTCCCTGTCAATTAAAGTGCGTCCGTCATCTGTCGTGAGTTGAAATTCTAGGGTTTGCGCTTTGTTTTCTTCTATCAATCGAACCCGTTCTTCAAACGATATCGGACCAAGTGCAGCTAGAGAAAATTGTTTAGTAGGATACGTTCCATCTTCTCCTCTTGGAGCATCTGTGTCCTTCGCCAAAAACGAAGTGGTACTCATAATCATCTGTTTGTACACTTCTTCACTTACACCAGCAGCAGCAAATGCTTCCTTAGATGTAACGATAAAGTCTTCGTCCCTAAACTTTGATTTGTCTAAAATGTTCTTACGCTTACTTGTGAAACCAGCACCTAAAAAGAATGGCTCAATTGTCTTTACAGACTCGCCAGTCAATACGGGAGATATAGGTGGCTTTTCATCTGCGGTAATAGGAATGTATCCCAAGTCAGACATTTGGCCCGGAAGCCTATACTCTGAAGTCTTGAGATCAGGACGAGGCGCAGATTCGGCGGCAGGGGTCTGTGGTAAAAGGGTATTTGCACCCACATACTCTTCCAAATCAACAGCCGTATCATTCTCCGGCTCATCAGCGGGAGGCTGCGGTAGAAAAGTATTTGCGCCTTGTAGGTTTTCTGCCATGAGTTTTCCTTGTTAAATATTCTTAATTCGGTTGCGGGCGGCTTCTAGTAATTCGGAAGGAACTTCGCTGATATTGTTAAAAACATTATCAGGGGTTCTTCGCATGTTAATACTGTCAAGAAGAACTTTATCACTCGCCACAACACCTTTTGAGCCTGAACCGCTAATCCTATCAGCAATCGATGCCGCAGTCACAGCACGATGATACCCGCGAGGATCGTTACTGACTGCGGATAGTGCTTTTACATAGTAATATCCCGCAGCCTCTTGTGCGTTTTGAGACATCTGATATTCCATGTCAGTAGCAATGTCTTGAGAAATACGTTTGACTTCCTCAAGAACCGCTACTTGAGACTCAGGTGTGGCTGTAAACTTCTGCCGCAGTGCTTTGAGAATAATTGCAACGTCTTGGTCAGAAATCGTACGTCCACCCGTGCCTCCCTGCATAGCAGCCGACAACTCGTAGGCCAGAGATACAATATAAAGCTGGCGAGAGGCATATAATTGTTTAGTTTTATCGTCTTTTATGCCCGCTGCTTCGTTGGCAATATCGTCGATGATGCCTTCAATTTCTTGTCGAGCAACTTGTGCCGCAGGAGAGTCATCAGGTGGCAGGGCATTAGGGTTTACTCGCTTATGTCTTAGGTAGATGTCGTTTACGTAGTCGTTTAGATTGTTCTTAATTTCACTAGCAAACGTGGTCGCATTTCCCATATTAAGAGCAGATTTTACCCGTGATAGAGCCTCATCCTTCAGGTAGAAAAGTCCATCTACGGTGAGTTCAATATCAGCTACAGCTATAGAAGCCCTATATCCACCCTGTCCATTATTTGCATCAGGATCGTATAGGGTGTAGATCAGACTGTTGGACAGGTCGATGACACGATAGGCACTCATCTGTTTTCCTGCAAGGGATTGCTTCTGTTGATCAGTAACTCTCGTTGAGAATTCACCGATACCGTTGCGTATTGCTGCCTGTCTGATGTCTGGCGGAATGTATGCAGTTCCGTTCAAGGGATCACCAACAACGCTACGAATCAAAGGACTTACTGCAGCCACAAGGTCAGACAAACTTTCTCCGGAACCAATAAATTCTTTTGCAAAATACTGAAAGTCAGCAGACTTGGTAGCTGCTCCGTTTGCAGCATCAACAAACGCCAGAAACATAGTCCTGTTGTCAGAAAGCTTATAGGCATCCATTCTCATCCACGCATCTAAGATAGGCTGTGTTCTTTCGAATGCAACTATGCCATCAACAACTACAGGGTTACCATCCCGGTCGTATTTTTTATTCAAAATATCAAGTATGTTAAGGTTAGTTCTGTTTTGAACGTTATTATTTACGGCATTTAAGACTGGGTTTATTGTCTTATCAAAAAAGTCTGCGTATTTCGCAGGAACATTTCCACCCACAACCGCTGTGGATGATCCAGATGTCACAGGATTTTCCATATCGTTGTCATCGTCCATAGTCGATTCGTTCGTGCTGGTTACAGCAACTACGGGCACGTCACCTGAATTTCCTGAATTGTTTAACTCATCACTTATACGGCCTACCATATCTTGAACATTTGTGGTTTCTATTCCAATCAAATATTCTTTCATACCGGGAACGGCAAATATCTGAGGATACACAGACTTCACATGAGCAGCTAGGCTTTTGGTGCGAAAAAGACTCTGCCCAGTATCTTGTATTGAGTTCGAATTGAGAAAATTTAGATGGCCAACTACAAGAGGACCAAATGCGTTGATGTAGTCTTCTGCTTGTCCTTCGTCAATGAGTTGTTTAAGGTTGTCAGCGTTGAGGTTGCTATTCATCCGTGCCAGTTGATTGCCTTTGTCGAGGGTCGAAGGCGCACCCAAAAACACATCCGTTCCGTTAATCTTGAAAGGAACATTCATAGACTCAGCTATCTTAGCCTGTCCAATAGCTTCGGATGCAGCATCGGTAATAGTTACCTTTCCTGTTGTGGGCGAAACAGTAGCGGTTCTGGTTGATGTTGCAGCGTTTATCTGTTCTTCTGTCGCATCCCCTACAGGCACGTTATCAAAGCCGGGACCGGATATGACCTGTGTTTCACGGCTATCAACTGCACCGTCAAGAGAGACAATGCCACTGCTGTCTCGTTTGCCCATACCTGCAAACTCGAATCCAGCTGCATTCCCGAACTTATTCTCCAGTGCGGCTTGCGTAGGTCCGGTTACTTCCATACGGCTACCATTCGCATCAGTTATGTAGCCGACTGCTACGCGGGTTTCTCCCCACGTTATTTTCTTGTTTTCCGCGACTGTTATCTCACCGTCTACCGTCGTAACATCTTTTTCTACAACCGTAATTGCAGAAGGGGGAATGCCTCTCTCTGCCGCAAAGACAGCAATATCTTTGGGGTCTTGATCCGTTAAAACATCACCATTTGGAAACAAGAGATCAGCAGCAGTCTTTGTAACTTCCACGCCGGGAGGAGAGTGGCTGCTCTTCAGGGAAATATCTACTACTTCTTTAGTGTACCTATCCGTCGAAATAGAGAACCTGTCAAAGGCAACGTCGTCTCTGTTTAGTCCGCGTTTAGCCAACTCAGATGCAAATGTGTCGTCCGTCAGATTTGGTACTGTTTCTGTTCCACCTGTTTTAGTGGGAAAGTACGCGGTGATTGTCTCAGACTTCAGAAAATCTGAACGCTCACGTATGCCAGTGAAAGCAGATACCGTCTCTTCGCCACCAGTTGGTTCTCCCAAAGCAGTTACAGGGAAAGATACTGTTTGGATTGGGTTGCCGGTTGCTCGTGCAATAGGCGCAACTTCCGTAAGCGAACCTTGCACAATGTTGTTGTTGTTATCGACGGTGCGGAACACCCGTCTGACCTTGTGACCACGGATAACAGAAATATCTTCAGGGCTGTAGATGGTGTGTCCGTTTTTACGGTTTGTATGGCCTATGGCTGGCCCCAAATTAGTTGGAGGAGTTATTGCCTGTCTCGTTAAATCATCTGAACTACCCAGCACTTCTCCCCTACTTTGTGTTGACTGCGCCTGTCTTATGTCTTTTGCTGTCATAGGGGTACCGTTGTAATTATACAAAGGAATGTTAGGGTCAGGCGTAAATTCTGAGTTTAAGGTAAACTTGTTGCCGTCTGATCCCGGATTGTATCCCAAAGCAGTGCCAAGTTGTGTCCATCCCGGACCCGGAGATTTTGTCATCTCTGGACCGACTGATGTGGTGTACTCAATGTTACCTTTACCGTCACCCCACATGTAGGTACGTACGTTAAGCGCACGCATTTGATCCATAGCTTCGCGATCTGCCACTGCTTGGGCTACTACTATTTCTTTCTGCGCTATGAAGCCCTGTTTTGCCTGTTCCTGTTCTATCGCGTCTTTTTGCTTTTGTTGCTCTGCAGCAGTCGCTGCCTCAGAAGCCACATCAGCAGCCTCTTTATCTTTCTTACTTCTATATCCGCTGGCAACAAACAATCCCAACTCTAACAAACCACTCATATTATTCTACCTCACCGTTAGAATTGTTAAGAAACGAAGCAGGGGTCTCTGCTTGAGGGTATGCAACTTTTACGGATGTTTTTTCTTCTGCAGCCATACGTATATCTTCGTTTATCTTTTCATTCATAGCTTTGTACAGTTCTGGATTACGATCCTTCGCAATATTAAAGAAAGTCGCATCCTCAACTTCACCCTCAGACACTTTTGCATCTACAAACATCTGTGGCTCAAAGCCTTCTTGCAGGGCCATATCAACCAACGCAATACCCAGTGCAGGTTTCATAATTTCCGCAACGTCAGGAGTAACTGCACCTGCCATAAATCCTTTAAAAGCAAGTTGATCTACGAGTTCTTCCACAGTGATACCCGCCAACATTAGCTTGAGCATGTCGTCGCGGGTAGGCCCATTCGACATCATCTCCAAAGCGTGATCAATTGCATCGTCCGGATTTGGGAACTGTGCAGGTTGTTCCCACTGCCATTTGCCGGGAGCATCTGTCAGTGAGTTGCCGGGGGGAACAGCTAGGGCTGTAATTTTATCAATCATTACTAGCCTCCTGTCACAGATTTATAAGAACGACGACGTTGTGATGTTGTAGCTTCCAAAGTGCTACCAGACATATCAACAGAAGGAAGATTTTGAACAGGGGGCAGTGCCATCATAGCAACTTGTTTTGCAAGATATTGTTTCATGGCTTCACTATCTAAAGCATTTCCTACTTGTCCGTTGTTACCTATTGGTATTCTACTAACTTGTCCCGGTTGAAAATTAGTGTCAGAATTGACTCCTGACGCTTGTATTGTTCCGGGGCTAGGCATTTTGTCAAATCTTTGACTTGCAGTTAGAGAGTCTACAACCCCAGCAAGTGTAGCCGCGCCACCAGACTCACCTAAACCCAAGAAGCTGCCAGTTTTTGTAATAGCCTGTCCCAGACCGGATTGACCAAACGAGGTATTAGAGAAAGGAGTAACACCAAGTCGATTGAATGTACTGGCGGCAAAGTTATCCCCTGTAAATTTAGGGGCAATATATGACCCTGTAGATATATCGTATCCATGCCCCGATGAACTGCCAAACAGATACTGTTTACCCGCATATCCTGCCGCAGCAATTGCTGCAATTTTTAGCGTCTTACCGCCTACAAGTTTAGAAAGCCAACTCATTAAGTTCTCCAAATCTTATCAATTATTTCGTGCTTTAAAAAATCATCGTACTTAGTATCGTACGCCGCTTCATTTGCAGAAATAGCTGCAGCTTGCATCGCAGCGTTGTGTGCGCGATCTTTTGCATTCTCAGAAATTTTTACTGTCCACGCAGCTTTGTCACGATACTGCTGCCACAGGTTATTCAGTGCGTTTTGTTGAATACCCAACAAGTTCAATGCATTTTGTCTGTTTGCTTCGTTTTGTGCAGCAGTGTTACGAGTGTTTACTGTACGCCGCCACACAGCATTACTTTGATCTATCTCTAGGCGCATGTTTGCATTAAATTGATCTGCTGATGTGTTCATTTGTGCATTAAACTGTGCAATTGCAACCTTTTGATTTGAGTTAAACTTTTTAACGGCTATGTCACGGTTGATGTTTGACGCCTCAATAGACGCACCCATCTCTGCAAAGAACGTATTGATTTCGTTTTCGGACTTTGCGTTGAATTGTTTGGCTGCGTTGTCGGCAGCTTGGTCGGACAGCAACGCCTGTAGCTTGGACTGATAGGTCAAGTTGTTGGACTGCTGTTCGTTTGTAACGTTTTGCATGTCCATAGAAAGAAACGCTTTGGCGTTGTTTACCGCAGCTTGTTGTCGGTTGTTGAGGTTAGCCATGTCCATCTGCAAGACAGCGGCAGCGTTTTGCAAAGCAGCCTGTTGTTCATTGTTCAGGTTTTGTAACTGAATGGTAGCGTATTTCTGTGCATCTTGTGCTGCGATAGGAATACCGGACTCCATCATCGCTTGCATCGTAGCGGCTGCAGCCATAGAAGACGCACCCAAACCGCGCTGCTGCATTACGGCTGTTACTTTGCGGACAGCGGGTGCAGCCCACGCAGGGGGAGGGCCACCCTCTTCAATACCCTTGAACAACTCTGCAAGTTGGTAGCGAGTAGTTGCTTTCGGGTCAAGTTCTTGGGTTGCTGCGGTAGCTAATGCTTCGGGAGAAACAGTGCCCTGTGCAGCAGTCATCACAGATTCGTCGGATACCTTACCCTTTGCAGCCGTTGCCGTGCCAACTTCGCTTGCTTTTTCTGTAGCGTCGTAGGTGCCAGCATCAAACGTAGTTGGTGTGTCTTGATCTGTACTGGTTATAGCTGTGGGCTGGGTAACTTCTGTGGGATCATCAATCTGTTTTCCTGCAGTGGTAAGCAACTCGTTTGTTTGAACTGTTTGGTCTTCCGGATCAATCTCAGTTCCAGTTGGAAGTTCAGAATCAGTTTTTGCCTGATCTTCCATAGCCTTAATAGCATCTTTGTCTTTTTGAGTGACGTTGTCTACTTGATCATCATTTGACATACTAATTCATTCCCATAAATACACTGACTACCATAGCCACTACCATAATCGTACTGCCCATTATCATTGCCTCAAGACGCCACATACGCTTGTCCAAACCATCCAACTTCCCATGCACCAACTCACGAAACATAGCGCACTCTTTTTCATGTGCGTCCAGTTCCATCTGCACCTTCAATGCAGGTTCTACTGTTTGTTGCTGCTCAATTTTCATTACGTCTCCAACGTCGCAATACGAGTTACTACCAACTTGATGGTACTTTGCCTACAATAGATGGTGTTGCCATTTCAGCAATCTGTGCATCCAGTTGTGTCTGCACTTCTTCTTCAGTCTTTTCCATGCCAGCCAAGACCTTTGCCTTGCACCAGTCTTGTGTAATATCATTAAATGGCGTAAAGGCTGCACCATCTTCTACCTCAACACCAGTAGTGCCGTACATAGTAACTGACAGGTAATTATTATCAGCGTCTTGCTCACTGTCACTGACAGCAGTAATACGCCAGTGGATTGTCTTGATTACGTCTGACAAGTCACCTTCCGTGGGTGCTGTGTCTAGTTGTGGATATGACCACGTGTATGTGTTAGCCATCGTTTACTCCTAGTAAGGGCTATCGCCGCAGCAACTAGGCCAAGCTGCTTTGAGTTCAGTAATTGTGGTTGCGCTGTTGCCAGCCGTAGGCGCATCACGCAGGGCTTGCTTTGATGTCACGATTGTTGCTGTGTCTGCGCTAGTCTCAAGAGCCTTCATGTAGTCAGCATCAAGAGCCTCAAGCAGTGGCTTTCTGGCTTCGCGTATCTTGTCGGCAAAAATGGTTTTGGCTGCTGCCAAATCCTCTGAGATGACTGTGCCATCTAAGGCCCAAGCATTACGGAAATGCCTGTCACTAGGTACTGTGGCTGATGCGGCATCAATTTCGTTACCGTCTTTGTCTGATATGATTGTTGTCATGCCGCTATTCTCCACGCATTTCTAAACTCTCTACTTGGCTGCTGTTCACGCCGTATGATTTTAAGGTGGACGCTGTTGCTGGTTTCGTAGTTGCGCCAAATATGCTGTGGCACATCCTTCATAATTAAATACTGCAACGCTTCTTCTTCTGTTTTTGGGCCTTCTCTTGGCGTTTCGTGCAACAGATAGCCTCTGGTGTGCCGTTTGAAATCAGGCTGGGCTTCGTCTTTTGCCAGTTCCCAATAGACCCAGACAGGCGGGAACACACCGCCAGCCATCAGCGCAGCCATAGCATTTGGGTCAGGGTGCATAACGGCACAACAGTCCATATCAACGTCCTCGTACACAACAGCGTACTTTGTTTGATGAGGCTCAAGGTTTTTCTTTGCCCAACATACGCGGTCAAATAAATGTGTGCCTTGAAACTTAGGTGTCTGCATCAGGCTAGGTCTCCTAAAACACTACCACCATCTACTGCTACGTCTGATGCTCCACCATCGCTGCTAGCACTTGACCCGAAAAAAACAAAATATTGATAGAGTGCGGTAGTTTTGTTTTCAACTTGATGCCCACTTGCCCCACGATTTCCGTTGGTATTACCGTCTTCAATCATTCCAGCTAACACGGAATAATTAGCGTTTGACATAGCACTTGCAAAATTTATTCGTCTATTTCCTACACCAAGATCTGTAACTGACGAGGCGTTTAGGCTGTCATCAATGGCGGGTGAACCCAAACCTGACAAATCAACCCAAGACTTTGCACTGCCTTCCATCACATGGTTAATTGCTGCGGGTGCTAGTGTGTTAGCCATTAGTTACTCTCCATTGCCGCCAGACGGCTTTCCAAATCTTCAATCTTGCGGTGAGCATCCTGCAACGCCGATACCAAGATTGGTGTGATACGTCCGTAATCCATAGACATCATATCTTCGCCATCAGGTGTACCTGACACGGCTTCTGGCATGATTTCCCGCATCTCTTGTGCAATGAAACCCATGCTGCGTGGGCCATCAGGGTCAACCTTCCAGTTGTATGACACAGGGTTCATATCCATCAGCTTGTCTGTGGCTTCAAGCGGTTCGATGTCGGTCTTTAGGCGAATGTCTGATGTGGTGTTGTAGGTTGTGCCAGAAGTTGTGACTCCCACTGAACCCCGCGTAGTTCCAGAACGAGAAAAGTTAAGCAGAGTTCCATCGTTAGTAATTCTATTAAACTGCGCTGCTGAGTCACCAGAGACAGTTGCTCGTATCATACCGCTGTTGCGAATTATAGTTCCCGCAGTGTTAAAAACGTCTGAGGTCTTGCCTACGTATAGATTGCCTGACGCATCCAGTCGCATACGTTCAGCATTACCTGTGCCAAAGCGCAGTGACCCACTTTCACAATTTGAAATAACAGCCTCAGTGTTTTGTAAGCTAATACCAAGACCTCTATTTGCGCCTGTTGCAGGGTCGGTTAATTTAAGAGTTGCGCCATCACCATCATTAACGTGCACCACAGTTCCGCCAGCATTTACAGATAGACCAGCAAGGGTGCCGTCTAGCGTTGGTGACGTAGTGCCGATTCCAACAGTTCCACCGACTGTTGTATTACCAGCTATTGTTACTAAGCCATCGTCCCTAACTGCAAATTTTGATGCAAGGCTGGAGTTGTAGCAAACAAGTATAGAACTACTTGAGCCATCCGTTGCACCAGCCACAGTCAACGCCCTTGCAGAGTCAATCGCGTCAACTCCTATAGACGCATGACCTGTGATAGCTGTATCGCCTGTGATGTCCACGCCGTCAGCGGTGGTTTCAAACTTAGTACTTCCAGCGTGGTGTAAATAAACAGCACCACCTGTAAAACCTCTTAGGTAATCATTACCAGACGCATCTTGTAGTTTGATTTGAGTTCCTTGAACAAGCAAATCTCCAGTTCCAGCATCTTTGATATAACTGTTCGACCCATCGTGATAAATCTGCAAGTCAGACCCAGCACCAAACATAGCTTTTGCACCATCTGGGAACAAAATATCATCTGTACCAGTTGGCACGGTGAACACCGTAGCATCCGCATCGTTCTTCAAGGTGATATCTGATGTAGAGCCTTGCCCTGTCAAGATAAGACCCTCTGCGCTAGTGTAGCCAATCGCAGCGTTGTCACCGGCAGAGGTATCTCCACCGGGTTCAATAGTTCCCCCTGCAACAACATTACCTGTTGAAGTCACACTATCTACATATGCGTCTTTCCATCGCACAGAATTGCTACCCAAGTCAACATCACTGTCGGATTGTGGACCAAAGATGTTGTCACCCAAGTATACCTGTTCCACGTTGGCTGCATAGAAGTGTATTTCGTCTGCAGTCTCAAAGTCAATCTTGGTCTGGTCATCCTCACCAATCTTCAAGTCTGTAGCCAAGATAGAAGTGATGCCTGTCTGTGCAGCGTCAACTGTAAACGTAAGATCAAACGGGTCGCCATCACTACCAGTAGACGTGTCGGTAAAGTTGGTTGTTATCCCTGAACCAATAAACTTTATTTCTTTGGCGTTGTCGATTGTAACTTCTGTACCATCATCATCTTCTATAAAGAAGCTGGTAAAACCCCCTGCACTAGTTACTTCGTTGTCAACATACGCTTTTACAGACTGTTGTGTAGGAATAAGAGTTGCACTGTTAGATGACATGTCATCTTCATCAACAAATGCCGTAGCTGTTATTGTACCATCCGATATACTACCAAAAGCAACTGTTCCGGTGGCTGTAAGATTACGAATACCTGTGAAATCTTTGTTAGAGTCAAGCACTACCGCTTTAGATGCAATAGCGTTACCGACTGCTGTTGAACCCAAATCAAGTGCGTTGATTTCGCCTACGACTACTGTAGCACCGTCAAGGATATTTAATTCGGCAGGGGTAGACGTAATGGCTGTGTTACTTGCTGCAGCCAGCAAAGGAATTGTGCCCGACTGGTCGGGAAGGTTAATTGTGCGGTCTGCCGTCGGGTCTATAATAGTAAGTGTAGTTTCGTTAGCGTCAGCAGTGGCACCCTCGAAAATAATGGCATTTGCTGCATTCATTGTAACGGTATCTACGGTGGTCGTTGTACCTGCCACAGTAAGTTTAGGTACTAACAGTTCGCCTGTGCTTGGATTATATCGCAAAGCACCAGTGTCATCTAGCAGTGCATTTGATTCGTCATGGAACACAACAGGGAAGTTAGTGTTAGCTGTGCTGTCAGTAACGGTAGTTGTTGCTGCTAAAGTAGCGTTAGCAACTGTTACTCCTGCAATAACTGTATTTAGTGCTGTACCATTAACCGTAATCGCATCTGCTTCTAGGGTTCCATCAATGTCTGCGTCACCTGATACGTCAAGCGAACCTGCGTCTAACTCACCTGTTAAAGTAATATTACGGAAGCTGGCTACGTCTTTATTAGCATCTGCTGTAACTACTTTACTAGCTACAACTGTGCCTACAGCAGCACCTGTGTCACTGTAGTTAAGTTCTGCCGCTGTTGCAGTGACACCGTCAAGAATATTAAGTTCCGCTGCAGTTGACGTAACATTAGTGCCGCCAATATCTAACGTAGTTACAGATATTTCGCCAGCAACTGTGGCAATACCATCCGCTACTGTAATTAGATCAGTGTCATCAGTGTGACCTATTGTTGTGCCATTGACGATTACGTTGTCTACAGTCAAAGTTGTCAACGTGCCAACAGATGTGAGATTTGGCATTGCCGTAATCTCATCGTCAAAATATGCAGACAAATCTGTTACAGCAACTTGCTTCATTGTGCCGCCATCGTTTAAAACAACACGATCAGCGTCAGCAACAGTTACAGAAGAAGCACCAGTATCTCCGTCAAGAATATTTATTTCTGTTGCAGTGGATGTTACACCATCAAGAATGTTTAATTCTGCTGCTGTAGACGTTACATTTGTACCGCCTATATCCAGTGTAGTCACAGATATTTCACCTGCCACAGTCAGCAGCCCACTAGCAACGGTAAGCAAATCGGTATCATCTGTGTGACCGATTGTTGTGCCGTTGATAACTACATCGTCAATATCCAGAGAACCGCCTGTAATTAAACCTGTGGTTGTTATGGTTGACGATCCTGTGTCAATCGTACCAAAACCAGACGTGATCGAACCAGAGTTGAGTGCCCCCACAGTCGTAGCTGCGGTGGTAACAAGGTTTGGCATCGCCGTAATTTCGTCATCAAAATAGGCAGCTAAGTCTGTGACCGCCACCTGCTTCATAGTTCCAGCATCGTTGAATACAACACGGTCTGCGTCAGCTACAGTAGTAGCACTGGCAGACGTATCACCATCAAGTACGTTTATTTCGGTTGTGGTGACTGTTGCACCATCCAGTATTTCAAGTTCTGCCTCAGAGATACCCGCACCACCGATTGTCAGTGTGCCTGATATGTCTACGTTACCGTTGATGTCTACAGTAGTGGCAGCAATCTGAATTTCCGTGTCAGCTATAAGGTCAAGCTGCCCATCCGCGCTTGAGTGGATGTAGATAGCCGTGTCCCGAAACTGCAGCTTCTCTGTGCTGGCTACAAGGATGTCATCAGAAAACTCAAAGTAATCTTCGTCTTCCATCCATTTGAGTACACCGTCGTTTGACTCCC